GAGGAAGATTTGATGAGCCATGAAACGATGTAGCTTTTTAATTTATGGGGCGGTCGTAGAGGCAGATGAGCGGGCGCCATCCCGCGGCCTTCTGTCTCTTGAAGGCGCTCGAGCGCACGGCAACTTCCCGCCCCGCCTTAAAATAAAATGAAAAGACGCAGCTTTATAAAATCAGTTCTCGGCATTTTTGGTGTTAGTTTTCTGTCAAAGGCGAAATCTATTGAGTATAAACCATAGCCCCCGCGGCGATTGAGCGGGAATAATTTAATAGAACAAGCTTACCCGAAAACGGATAGCCCCCTGCATGCAAGTTTCGATGAGAAACTATGGGGGCTTTTTTTATTATGTACGACGACAAGGAAAAAGATTTTCAGACTGCTTTTAACGACAGCTACGACCAGTGGTTTGCCCAGATGTCGGAGGCCCACAAGGACCTCAAGTATTATCTTAAAGACCCCTGGACCGAGGCCGACCGGGCCTATCACAAGGAGCAGCACAGAGAGGTGCTCAATTTCAATATTACCTGGAGGATCATCAAGCTAATAACCGGATACGAGAGGAAGAACCGCCTGGCCCTAAAGATAGGGCCATCGGAAGGCTCTGATGATATGGTGGCAAGCCAGCTGACCGGGCTGATAATGCCGATGATGGAGAACAATGCGGGCTATGAGATAGTAAGCGATGGATTTGAGTTTGGGGCCTGCGTGACCGGTGCCAACCTGATAGAGCCTTATATAGACCGTCGTGGTAATATTCAATTCCACCGCAAGCCATACAACAAGTTCCTTCTGGATCCGGGCTTTACCAGGCGGGACCTTATGGACTGCGGGTACATTATCATTCACGAGGAGGGGATGCTGACCGAGGATGTTAAGAGTCTCTTGCCGGGCAAGGGAGATTTGATAACTGAATACGCTAGGCAGGAGGGCGGCAATGAGGTATTACCATATTCGGCATATCACGGCAGAGGCAAGGACCAGGGGAAAAGGTGCAACTATTCGGAGTTCTGGGAGCGCACGAACAAGAAAGTCAAAATATTCGCAAACAGAAGCGGGGGCATGCAGTTTGAATGGGATGGTAAAAATGAAAAGTTGTTAAGGGCATTGCACCAATACCCCATGCAGTTTGTCTCTTATGACGATTACAAACAGACGGTAAAATTCTCGGCGTTTGTTAATGGAAGGTGTGTGCACACCGGACCCGATCCAAATAAGATTGACGATTATCCTCATATATTGATCGCAGGGTTCTGGGTGCCGGAGTACGATGACTTTGCCGTGAAGCTTCAGGGTAACGTGCGGAGGTTAAGGGACCCGCAGCGGGAGGTATCGAAAAGGATATCCAAGATTTTGGACATTATCGACAGCCAGGTGGCTACGGGCATGATCGCCGAGGAGGGCACTTTTGTTGACAAGGATCAGATTCACGCATCCGGCCAGGGCCAGGGAATATGGCTAAAAAAGGATGCTCTGGGCGGGCCGGGCGGCCCGAGGGTCCAGGAAAGACACATGGGTGACATTCCGGCGGGGCTGTTTCAGCTGAACCATGACCTGCAAGCTTTAATTAACGATATAGGCTGTGTAAACGATGCGATGTTCGGCAATGACGAATTACAGGCGCAGGTCTCAGGCTATCTGATGAAGCTAAGGCAGGGTGCCGGGCTTGTTGCTTTGCAGGACCTTTTTGATAATCTTCGGTTCAGTAAGAAGCAATTAGGCTTTAAGCTGGTCAAAATGATATTGTCCAACTATTCGCCGCAAAAGATAGTTCGGATAATCAATCAGCAGCCGGTGGGCATACTGGGAATGGAGATACAAAACAGAAAATTGCTGGCCGATGATATTGCCAGATACGACTGCACACCGCAGGAAGGCGTGCTTACCGAGACCCAGAAGCAGATGTTCTATACGGAGCTTTTGAATTTGAAGGCGGCAGGGTTCAGTATACCGGAGGAGTTGATAATCGAGGCCTTACCCACTCAGTTCCCGCAGAAACTAAAACAGGCCCTGATTCAGGCTTCACAGCAAAAACAGCAAATGATGGCTCAGCAGCTCTCGGAGAAACAGATACTCGAACGCTTAAGAGGCGCCAAGATAGCAGCCGATTTAGGCAGGGCAGCGGAGAGAAAGGCCAATGTCGAGGAGCATCACGCCGACGCCGCCCTGGCCAGGGTGAAACTGGCGAAAGAGCTGCAGGGAATGGACTTCGATAGAATAATGCAAGTATTAAAATTAGCCACTGACTTCGAGGTCGCAACGCAAAAGAACCGCAGGGAGGCAATAACAAGAAGATAAGGAGATAAACAAATGTCGGAAGGATTAAAACAATTTTGTCACCAGACACGGCTTGTCATTGAGGACATAAAGGGAGAGATGCGCTCAGCAATAGCGGCCGCAATTAATATCAACGGTGATCTGGAAAATGAGGCGAAAGCTAATATTACACTGGCATATCGTCACTTAGAAGATGCCAGGATGCGTTTTGGCAAAGCAATTCAGGCGATGGAAGGCGGCGTATCTATTTGGGATGAGGTAGATAAAAAAGCCGTAAAAGGAGATTTTTCTAAATGACTGAAGTAGGTGAAATATTACCATCAATCTTAGATGAGTTTCAGAAGGGCTTTGACGAGTGCATTGCCAAGAACAAGCATCGGCGCGAGCCTTATTACATTTTTGTAACGGCCGACTGGTACGCCAACGACACCCAGTTAAGAATGACGATTACTCCGATGGACTTTAAGCCGCCGCTAATGCTCAATACAATGCTCTGGCGGATAGATAATAAGAATGGAAGTGTTAAAGAGATATGGGTACTGCCCAAGGATGCCCCGGTGGACCCGGCGATTCCTTTGGGCGAAGTTGATGAGGGACTAATCAAAATAGCGAGGCATTTGCCTCTGATATATAACTAAATCCGCCGACGGCGGATAAATAACGGGTTTGGCCGGAGGCTGACGGGTCGAAGGTCAACGCAAGAATATTAAACGGCAAGTAGGTGCCTACTCACTTACTTGCCGTTTTTTATTGCCCGCAGAAAGGACAGATATGCCAAAGGGATTTAACGATTGCGTGGCTAACGGAGGCCGGGTCAGGACCATAACTGGTGGAACATCAGGCGGTAAGAAGCTCGGTCTCAAAGACAATCAGTATTGCCACGTATGTTTCAACAAAAGTGGGATGCACAGGGGAGAGGTGCATAGCAAGAAGGCAAAGAAATGATTAAGGAGGTTCCAGCAATGGCGAAATCGGATGACCAATATCAGATCGAAGCGGATGCCCGCACCTTGATTGAGGCCGAGATGATCAAGAGGTCACCGGAGCGGCACAAAAAAGCCATTGCTCAAATCAAGAAGGAAAACGCAGCGCGTAAGAGTGCTGTTAAAGAGTAATCCGTGGCTTGGCGTAGAAGTGGCAGATTCGCCGGCTGCCAAATGAAGTGGAAGCCGCACTTTTGAAGAAAGGGAATAGTTATGCCAGAAGAAACGACAGAAGCCAATCAGGGAGCTGAATCAGCAGAAGCCAAACCGGAGATGGTGCCGAAGGAGCGGCTTGAGGAGCTAAGCACTGAGCTCAAGACACTGAGGGAGCAGAACGAGCTGTTGCAGCAGAATCAGGCCATTTTGAGTGCTAATGCTCCGGTGGCGTCTAAAGCTGCTGAGTTTGATATCTACAAGCATGTAGGTCTGGATCCGGATGATCCAACGGACATGCCGAACCAAGAGCAGCTGCGAAAGATAAATGCTTACTTTCAGGGTGTAAGAGACCAGCAAACAGCCCGGATTCGATTTCTTGTTGATCATCCCGACTATTCCCAGCTTGTGGGTACCGCCGAGCAGATCAATTCTGGTCAGTTCGCGGAACCGTTAAAGGAAGCAATTAAAGCCAACCCCACGCTGATGGCAACCATCCAGAACTCCGCCGATCCTCAAGCGGCGGCCTACGCGATAGCCAAGTTACACAAAGAGAACAAAGACAAAGGCCAGACCAAGACGACCAAGAGCGAGGCCGAGCAGGCGATAGAGGATGCGGTAGAGAACGCCGCAAGGGTAAAAACGGCGGCCAACACCAAAGGAGGTGAAGGTCTGTCTGAGGAAGGCCGAGTGGCAAACATGCCCGATGAGGAGTTTATGAAGTTAGCCAATGCGTGCGGGGCAGATCTATGAGGTGAAAAATGGCTGACAATGTAACAGATACGGCGGTAATAACCCCGGCCGTAAATGCCTGGTTCAATAAGATTTTACTGATCAGGAACAAGCCGAAGCTAATCCACACGCTGTTTGCCGACCGCGAAACGATGCCGGCCGGTCACGGCAAGACAGTTGTATGGCGGCGGTGGGCTCAATTACCGACCAAAGAGGCGGAGGTGACCGAAGGTGTCACACCGTCCGCCGACCTGCTCAGCAAGCAGGACTTAAGGGGCACGCTGGCCCAGTATATTGGCTGGGTAATGATAACTGACGTTTTGGAGTTTACCTGTGAGAACAAGATTCTAAACCAGGGCGCGTCGGAGCTGAACGATCAGATGCTGCGCACCGAGGACATACTTGCCCGAAACGTTTTGGTGGCAACGGCCTCGGTAACAACGGCCTCACACGGAGAGCCGGAAGTTACGTGCCTGAACTCCGATGATGTTGACATAATCGCCAACAACCTGCAGAACGTTGATGCCCAGCCCATTGCTCCGCAGATAAACGCAACTGTAAAGGTAGGTACGGCACCGGTATTGCCGAGTTACTGGGCCCTGATGCACACGGCATTGAACAGGGACCTTTCGCGTTGTGTGGGCTATCAGAACAAGTCAGAGTATGCAGCTCAGCAGGGCGTTCTGGATGCCGAAAGAGGGGCAATTGACGAGGTTAGATTTTTGGCGTCATCGGTGGCACACAAGGAAGGCAGCGCAACGGCTGCATTTCCGACCACTGCGGGCACTTACTATTACATCGCAATCGTAGCCAAGCATGCCTACGGAGTGGTGGACCTCAAGAAGGCCAACGCCAGATTGATAATCCATCCCCGCGGCTCGGCCGGCTCGGCTGACCCTGCGGACCAGAGGCAGACCATGGCCTGGAAGATGATGGATGTTACCCGCATCCTGAACGATAACAACGTTCAATGCCTCAGAGTGACCAAGCGTTCAGATTAGTGCAAAAATATTCGCAAAAATATTCTAAGTTTTGTTAAGTGTAAATAGAACCTAAAGTTAGGAGCTATAGAAATGCAAAGTGCACAGAGAGTTTTAATAGGCGGCGGTGTTGCCTACGATTGTGTGTTAGGTTGGATTCCCGACTTGATTGAAGGTTTCACATATAATGCGACCCCCGACTCGATCGTCAGGTTCCGTTATATGGGCCGGTTGGCAAAAGATGATGCAGTAATAGCGGCTGGCGGCGGTATTTACGGATGGGGCATCGATGGTGCCGTGGTCTCTGAACTCACCGCCGATACCGGTTTTACAATCCTTGAAGGGTCAAAAACCGCGCAGGTCCTTGTGGAATCGCCGGTACCAGGGGTTGGTTTGGTAAAAGCGGATGTCAACGATTACACGGTTGCCCGTTCTACGGCTGCAACGGCGCGGTCGGGCACCGCAGTAGGCACGATTCTGAGGCCGACCACACACAACGGTTATGTTTACGAATGCACGACAGCAGGAACCGGGAGTGCCGAACCGACGTGGCCGACAACGCCTGGAGTTGCTGTTACTGATGGAACCACGGTCTTTACTTGTCGCGAGGAGAACATCACAGCCGGCAAGGGTATTGGTATTACGTTAGGCGCGACCTTAATGACGGACGGCAATACCGTAATCTTTTACGCAATGAAATTCGATGACGTACTGGATCTTGGCGACATAGGTTAATTGTCAGGCTCGTAGTCTGATTTCAATAAAGGGAAACCAAAATGCCAAAATCAAAAGCGGAGCTCGAAGCCGAGCTTGACGCGCTCAAAGAGTCCAACAAAAAACTCCTTGAAGAATCAGAGGCCCTAAAAGCCGAAGAAGAAAAAAGGAAGGCCGAGGCCAAGAGGCAGCTCGAAGAAAAAGCAAAAAATCACACCAGAAGCATAAAGGACAGGCTTGATGCGGAGCCGCACCATTGGGTTCGAGTATTCAACACCGGTCTTAATGATGGTGTCGATTTCGCGTTCAACTATGAGGGTATCCAGTTCAGGATGATAAGCGGAGACCCGATTTATTTGGCCCAGAGCGTAATCAATCATCTCAAGTTATGTGGATATCCTAAAACCAAGCTCAAGCAGGGCGAGGCCGGTCAGCCGGTTAAGGTGGAAGGATTCCATCACAACTACAACGTAGTCAACTGCGAAGCGCCCGAGAAACTTGCGGTATGAAATTGTAAACGTTTGGGTAGATGGCCGCCGCTCGTGGTGACGGTGACATAGACTCATTTACAAAGAAAGGGATGTATTATGTTGTTACAAAGATTTTT